ATGGACGATCCTTTCGAGGGCATGGGCCTCCTGTCTCGCTTTGCTGCATCCCGTGGCATCGCGCAGGACGCGGAGGCATCGCCTGTCTCGAACCTTTGGAATATCTTAACACAGAAAGAAGACCCGCGTTTGGCTGCACTGGCCAAGCAGCGTGGCGGCTTCTTCGGGCTTTTGGGGGGCTAAATGGCTGATCCTATCACTCAACCGCAGCGCCAAGGCTTGCTCGGTGGCTTCTTCGGGCCGCAGGGTCGTGATACCCGCCAGCGCCTTGCGTTGGCCTTGGAGGGTCTGACGCAGAACCCTAATCAGGCTCTGATCGGGCAAATTCAGGCCGACATGCAGAGCCGCGAGACCGCACGTCAAAACAATGCCACTGTCGAATGGCTGCGGTCGCGCGGGCGTGATGATTTGGCGCAAGCCATGATGGGAGGGCTTTCTGCTTCTGAGGCTATGCGGATTGCTATGACTCCTGCCGACCCGATGGCAGCGATTGATCTTGAAGTGAAACGGCTTGAGCTTCAAAGGCTGAAAGACGGCGTTGACACGGACCCAAACGTTCAATCGTCTGCGCCATTGCCGGATCAGTCTGGTGTTGTTCTTACGATGCGCGACGGAAGCGTTCAGGTTCGCACAGTCGGCGGCGATTTGCTTTCTGGCCAACCCGCTTTGGATTACGTTCGCAAGTCTCAAGAGCAGTCTGCGGAATATCAACGCAGCATTTATGAGGCGCGCCGCGAGGGCACACTTGGTGCTGAAGCCGCCGCAGCCGCGCCGGGCGAATTGGCGCTGTTCAATACCCTTGAATTCCAAGTCAATGACTTGCTGAGTGACCCGTATCTTCCGAACATGCTTGGACCTATTGCAAGCAGAACCCCGAACATCACGGCTGATGCGGCGCGTGTCCAATCCAAAATGGATCAGATTTCTGGTGGCGCGTTCCTGCAAGCTCGTCAGCTTCTCAAGGGCGGCGGGGCCATCACGGACTTCGAAAGCAAAAAAGCCGAGCAAGCATTCATCCGCATGAATGACGCGATGAATATTGAAGACTATACCAAGGCGATGAATGATTTCTTGGATGCTGTGCGTGCGGGCCTTCCAAAGCTGCAAACGGATGCGCCTGCGGCAGGTGGGGTTGCGACACCTGAAGGGCTTTCGCAAGACGATCTGCGCTATCTGGGGGTAGGAAGCAACTGATGGCATACACCGAAGCACAGCTTAAAGAGGCCGCACGCAAGGCTTATGCAGCCGGTGACATGGCGGCGGCAAAGCGTTTGATTGATGCCGCCCGCAAGGCTGCATCTGCCGTCCCGGTTGACCAAGGCCAAGCCATGCGTGACCGCATTGCAGCTGCGAAGGCTGGCACGCTGCAAATGCAGCCCGGATCGGCAGAAGCAGCCGCCGCCGCCAATGAGCAGGCCACCGCCATGATGCAGCCTGAGCGCACCATCGGGCAGACGATCTATGAAAACGTGATTGGCAGCGGCGCGGTAGACACGCCCGGCGAGCGGCTTGGCGAATTGATCCGTGGCGCTGGGGCAGGGTTCCAGCGTGGCAGCGCCCAGCTTGCGGGTCTTCCCGGCACGATTGGCGACCTGTTGAACACGGGCGCGGTTAGGGCCACGAACGCCTTGCTCGGCACTGAACTTCAAACCACGCAGGAAGCAACCGGAGCGCCCGGCCTGCTTTCTGGGCAAAGTATTCAAGATGCCCTCGCGGCGGCCACTGGTGGCGCAAGCGAATTCCGCGCACCCGGCGTGGCTGGAGATTATGCCGCTACAATTGGTGAATTCCTGCCCGGTGCGTTGGGTGGACCCAGCACAATGCTGCGTTATGCCCTTGCGCCTGCCGTTGCCAGCGAAACCGCAGGTCAGGCAACAGAGGGCAGCGTTTTTGAACCCGCTGCACGCATCGCTGGCGCTTTCTTTGCGCCGCTTGCTCTTGCCGGGGCCAACAAGACCGTGAACACATTCTTCAAGCGCGCATCTGACCGCCCGTCATTAGACACCCTAAGAGACGCCAAAAACGCGGCCTACTCAGCAGTCGATGCCTCCGGCTTGAAAGCACCCTTAACAGCCGCAGACGACTTGTTTACGCGCTCGCAGGCCGCCGCTGCTGCCGCAAATTATGTGCCAGATGTCGATAAGCAAACGATGGCTGCGCTGGAAATGATGAAAAATCAGATCGGCAAAGAGTTGACGATTGGCGAGTTGGACAAATTGCGTCAAGGTCTGTTTAACCGCCTGAAATCAGCGCCAAACGAGGTTGCCATCCGCGACATGATCGACATTGTGGATGACACCATCCAATCTCTGCCCGGCGGTGGCGATCTGATGGCTACGGCACGCATCGCAAATACCCGATACAAAAAGGCTGAACTGTTCGAGAACGCCTTCAAAAAAGCCGAGGATCAGGCGGCATCAACGGGGTCCGGCGGCAATGTCTTGAACAAGTTCCGTCAGGCTGTGACTTCAATCATCAACAACCCAAAGCAAAATAGGTTCTTCACAAGGGAAGAGCTTGATTTTATGACAAAATTTGTTCGCGGCGACTTGCCTGAGAACACGTTGCGTCTGATCGGAAAGCTGTCGCCCTCCGGCAATGGCCTGATGATGGCTTTGAATGTCGGCGCGATTGCGACCAATCCTCTTATGGCGGTCATCACGGCTGGCGCTCAGGCGGCAAAAAGTTCTGCCGACATTATGGCTATGGGCGGCGCAGATGCTATTCAAACAATGGCAGCAACTGGCCGTGTCCCGGTTGCACAACCTAGCACACTTCCGCAAATGAGCCGCATCCTGCCCGGCCTTCTCGCACAATAACGGAGACACAGATGCAGCCGAAACGCCTGACGGACGACGAAATCCAGAACACCATCACAAGCTCCGTCCGCGAGGCCGTGGATTTCGTGGAAACGGAAATTGCGCCGGACCGCATCCGTTCGCAAAAATACTTCGACGGCAAGTCTGCGATTGAATACGAGGAAGGCAGATCGAAGGTTGTCGCGACCAAAGTGCGCGACACCATCCGCGCCATTAAGCCTGCCCTGATGCGGGTGTTCCTGCAATCCGACAAGCCGGTCGAGTTTGCCCCGACCACCCCACAGGCAGCAATGGGCGCGGATCAGGCGACCAAATATGCCATGTATGTGTTCGAGCGCAACAACGGCTTCCGCATCCTGTCGGACGTATTCCACGACGCGCTTATCAAAAAGGTGGGCGTGGCCAAGGTCTATTACGACGAGGTGCCAAGCGTCGAGATTGACGAATACACTGACCTTTCGCCCGAGCAAGTGGCACTGATCGAAGAAGACGAAGAGGCCGAAATCCTTGAGCGTGAGGATACGGTCATCGCTGAGGCCATCATTGACGAGATGGGCATGGAAGTGCAGCCCCAGATCGTCTACTCGCGCCTGCGCGTTGCCCGCACCTCGGTCAAGGGTCAGATCAAAATCGAAAGCATTGCGCCGGAAGATTTCTTCGTGGACCGCTCAGCTGTTCGTCTTGAGGACTGCTATGTCTGCGGCCACACCAGCGAAGCCCGCGTGGGCGATCTGGTGGCGATGGGCTTTGATTTCGAGACGGTCTATAATCTGGGCGGTTCTGCCGATGGCACCGTGGACGACGAGGAAGAACTTGCCCGTCGCGGTTGGGACGACATCGACGACAACGAAAACGCCGCCGATCCGTCGATGCGGAAGGTCCAGTTTACCGAAGCATACATGCGGATGGACATCGAAGGCACGGGCGTTCCCCGCCTTTACAAGTTCATCTGCGCTGGCAATGAGTACGAAGTGCTGGATTACGAACTGTGCGACTACATCCCCTTCGCCATCTTTGAGGTTGATCCAGAACCGCACACCTTCTTTGGCCGCTCTTTGGCTGAGATTGTTGAGGAAGATCAGGACGCATCGACTTCCCTTCTGCGCGGGCTGATCGACAATATCTCGATGGTCAACAACCCAAGAATTGAGGTTGTGACCGGCCAAGCGAATATGGACGACGTGCTGAATAACGAGATCGGCGCAATCATCCGGGTGAAGGCTCCCGGCTCTGTGCGCGAGTTGACCGTTGGCAGCATGGCAGCCTCGGTGCTTCCGGCCATCAATTACTATGATGAGGTTGTTCGCGCCAAAACAGGCGTTACAGGCGCTGCTATGGGCATGGATGCCGACGCCCTGCAATCGCAGACTGCCGCTGGCGTCAATGCCGCTGTGCAGGCCGCTTCTGCTGTCTCTGAGTTGATTGCCCGCAATCTGGCCGAGGGCGGTATGCGCCAGATGTTCCGCCTGATTGCCCAGATCGCGCGTGCCAACCCGAACCAAGGCGAGATGATCCGGCTTGACGGGCAGTTTGTCCCGGTCGATCCGCGTTCATGGACCAGTGACCTTGATATCGTCACTAACGTCGGCTTGGGCAATAATCGCCGCGAGGAGCGCATTGCTGCCCTGCAACTGACCATGCAGACGCAGATGCAAATCTGGCAAGCCTACGGGCCGCAGAATGGCATTGTCACCATGACGGGCATCCGCAATACGCTGGCCGACATTCTGGGCATGGCTGGCATCAGCAACGCGGATCGGTACTACAACCCGATGAACCCGCAGATGGAGCAAATGCTGATGATGCAGGCCGCACAGGCCGCCCAAGCCCAGCAGGGTCAGGCACAGCCGTCGGACCCCAATCAGGCGTTCTTGCAGGCCGAGCAGATGAAGATGTCCGCCCGCGTGCAGGCCGACATGGCCAAGACGCAGCTTGACGCCCAGCGGCTTCAAATGGAAGATGATTTGAAGCGGGACCAGATGGCTCAAGACCTTGCGTTGAAGGCCGCCGAGCTTCTTGCCAAAACCGGCGTTCAGCTTGATCTGAATGCTATTAAGCGTGAACAGCAAATGCCGAGGATGCCTTTTGTCGGAAATCAAACGCAAGGCTTCTGAAGCCAGAACACTCCTAGCCGATCACGTTTTCCAAGGCGTGATCGGTGAAATCCGCAATGATGCAGTGGGGGTGTTTTTAAATGCAGCTTGTGATATGAATGTGGTTGCGGCGGCACATGAACGTGTGCGCGCCGTTCAAACCATTCTCGACGCTCTCCAAGCGCGAATTGACGCCGAGGCGGTTGAGTTAAAACAGGATCGGGACCGTGCAAACGACTGACACACTTGAAGCGGCTGTAAACAGCCTGCTTATGCCTTCGAATGAAGTTGCTGAAACCCAGCAAGACGCCGACGAGGCGGATCAGATCGAAGAGGAACAGGGCGAATATGAGGGCGATCAAGCCCAAGATGACGCCGAGAATTCCGAGGACGACGGCGAAGAGCCTGATGCCGAGGATACTGAGGATGAGGACTACGAAGAAGCCGAGGCCAATGAGACGCCAGACGTGTTCACCGTCAAAGTTGACGGCAAGGACACCGAGGTCACGCTCGAAGAGCTAAAGCGGTCTTTTTCGGGACAAGCCTACATCCAGAAGGGAATGCAAGAGGCAGCGACGATCCGCAAGGAAGCCGAGGCGCTTTTCCAAACCCTTCAAAGCGAACGGCAGCAATTCTTTGCGACGTTGGAAAACATCCAACAGCAGGGAATAATTAAGGCCCCGCAGGCTCCTGATCTCCGAATGTTGGACAGTGATCCCATCGGATACATGCAGGAGAAGGCGAAATACGACATCAAGGCACAAGAGTTCCAAGCCCAGCAGCGGCAGCTTTCTGAACAGTCGGAGCGCCAGCGCGCTTTGCAGGATCAGGCAATGCAGTTTCAACTGCAAGAGCAGGCCGCCAAGCTGAAGCAGGCAATTCCTGAGTTTGCGAACCCTGAGAAGGCCGCAAAACTCAAGACGGACCTTTTGCAGTTTGCGTCGAAATACGGGCTTTCGGCTGAAGAAGTGGCAAGCACTGTCGATGCTCGCCTCGTGCAGGTTTTGTATGACGCTTACAGGTTCAACCAGCTTCGCGCGGGAAAGGATATGGCTAAGAAGAAGCCAGAACCTCCGCGCAATGTGAAGCCGGTGCCTCGCAAGCCTGCACCCGAAAAAATCGTTCGTGATCGGCAGATGAAGGTAGCGAAGCGATCAGGAAAGCCAGAGGCTTTCATTGATCTGCTTTTCAGATGAAACCCCGATGAAGGACTGCTAAAATGGCACAGCCAACCAATACCCTCGACTCCTACGACGTTCGCGGCATCCGCGAAGACCTTTCCGACGTGATCTACGATATCTCGCCGGAAGAAACGCCGTTCTACACCGCTTGCGCTAAAGCAAAGGCGTCCAACACGCTGCATGAGTGGCAGACCGACGCACTGCGTTCGTCGGGCGATAACGCTCACATCGAAGGCGACGACACCATCGCTGAAGCCCGCTCGGCCACTGTTCGCTTGAACAACCGCACGCAAATCTTCAAGAACAGCGTTGTGATCCCCGGCACCGATCAGGGCCTCAACAAAGCCGGTCGCGCACGCGAAATGGCCTATCAGGTTCTGAAGATTGCCAAAGAGCAGAAGCTGGACATCGAAAAAGCGATGTTTGCCAACCAAGCAAAAGTTGCTGGTGATAGCTCGACCGCACGCCGTATGGCTGGCGTTCCTTCTTGGCTGACCACCAACACCAACTTCCAATCCGGTTCTTCGGGTGCAGACCCGACCGGCGACGGCTCGAACGCTCGTACCGACGACGGCACCCCGACTGCATTTTCGCAGACCAAGTTCGACGCTGTTATGCAGTCGATCTGGGTTTCGGGCGGCAAGCCGGACAGCGTGTACCTGTCGGCGTTCCAGATGAACCTCGCTCTGGGCTTCACTGGTAACAACAACCAGCGTTCGAACATCACGGCTGAAGCTGAGAAGGTCATCAAGCACATGGCCGTCTACGTCACCCCGTGGGGTACTGTTGAATTCAAACCGACCCGCGAGAACCGCGCTCGGGACGTGTTCATCATGCAGGACGACATGTGGGCCGTTGGCGTTCTGCGTGCGACCAAGAACGAAGAGCTGGCCAAGACCGGCGACAACGAGAAGCGTCAGGTCGTCACCGAACTGACCTTGGTCTGCCGGAACGAAAAGTCCTCGGGCGGCATCTACGACAACACCACCTCGTAATCGTGATGGGGCGGGCTTCGGCTCGCCCCTTTCCTCATCTCATGGCTGAAGGAAAATCCCATGCCCTCAAATTACTTTGAGAACTACGGCATCGTCACGGTCACGTCTGCGACTGTCACGATCACCGACGAGGCTCACGTTGGCCAGCGCGTTATCTTCAACCGCGCTGCCGGTGTGACCGCAACCCTGCCGGAAGCTACCGGCTCGGGCAACCGCTACGAGTTCATCGGCCTTGTCGATGCCTCGGGCAGCCAGATCATCAAGGTTGGTGACAACACCGACATCATGATGGGCGTGGCCTATCTGGGCAACGACAGTGCAGGTGCCTCGTGCTTCTACACTGCCGACACCTCGGACACGATCACGATGGACGGATCGACCAAAGGCGGCCTCAAGGGCTGGCGTGTAGTCTGTGACGACATCGCTGCCAATACTTGGGCAGTCATGGTTATGTCGGAAGCCTCTGGCACCGAAGCGACCCCGTTTTCGGCCACTGTGTCGTAACGAAAAGAGGGGCGGGTTTAGGCTCGCCCCTTCTTCCCAATGAAAGAATATCGCGTAACATGTGACACAATATTCCGGGGAGGCATCCGCTATCGTCGCGGGCAAATCCTACGGATGCCGCCGGAAGTGGCGGATGTTATGCGTTTGGCCTACCCTAATCTGACCTTTGAGGGTGTGAATGACGAAAATAGCGGAACAGATGTTCGAGGAGGACGGGAAGATCATTGTGCGGCAGACGCACGACTTCAACCCGGTCTTGGAGAAGGCAAAGATGCTCCGAAACGCAGGGGCAGGCCACCTCGGGGAAAGCAAGCTAGTGGGCTTGGTCCCGATGAAGGTTTGGGCTGAGTGGGCGAAGAAATGGGGCGTCAATCCCAACGACACAGCGGCCATGCGTGAGGTTGTGGCCCGCGAGATGAACAGCAGCGACAACGCCCATCTGCGCGTTTGGGAAGGCAAATATTGATCTGGGTATCGTGAGGGGCGCTATGGTGGATGATAAGCCGTAGCGCAGTCTGATCCTCGACCAAAACAAAACCGAAGGTTTCGTATGCGCCCCTCACTTGCATTAACTATCTGATTGCCACGGTGGCTGGCAAGCCTCTGCCTCGTTTTTAATGCGATTGATTTCTGGTAGATTGCCTCGGCACATGTATTTCAATAGCTCAAACTGCTCGGATGTCAGCCACCAAGCTGGGCATTTGACGTAGCCCGCCCGCCTCAACGCTCTCGCACCGGGGCTGTTGCTGACTTCACGGGGCATCTTTTCCCTCAATCTCGGCGCAGATCGCGCGGGCCACGGTGTCGATTTGGTCAGGCTTGGGGGTAGTCAGCCTCGCCAGTGCCGCCGCGAACACGCTGTCATCATCCCATCCCCAAGCATCTGCGCTCGCAAGGCCTGGGTCCAAGAACAAGCAAAGGTCGCGCTTGGCTTGGCTATAACCCACCTTGTCAGGCGCGGCGGCGGGGATGGTGAGCACTGCTTGCTCCACGTACCATAGCAGCATGGGGTCAACCTGAGTCTCCCACAGATATTCGGCTGTTGCCTTCACCACGTCCCCGCGCCGGATCAAATCTTCGTCACTCATGTCTTCTCTCCCTCAATCTCGGCCAGCGTGGTGCGGGCGATCACCTGTGCAGTTATACCCGGACCCATGCGGTAGAACTGACGGTCCTTGATAATTCCCAAAGCCTCCACCGCCTTCGCCAGCTTGGCCTCGGCCTCTGCCAGCTTGGCGGTCAGGGCTTCGATCTTCTCCCCGTTGATAACGTCGAGATCGTCCATAAGTTTGACCTTGGCGGTCAGGGCTTCGATGCGGTCGGCGGCAGCGAT